CCAGCGCATCGCCGAGGCACCACGAAACGCACTGCCGTGGACAGCCAGCGAGGAGGCGTGGCTGATTGAGAATGCCAGCAACACCAACGCACAGCTGGCGGCGATTCACCTTGGCCGTACCGATGAGGCCGTGCGCAAAAAGGCGCAACAGCTCGGCGCTGAACTGCTGTGGAGTAGTGGCTGGACACAGAGTGAAGACGACTACCTGCGCAATTACTTTGACCGCAAGAGCATCAAGGAGATGGCCAAGCACCTCGACCGTGGCTATTACGGCGTGAGAAAGCGCATGATAGCGCTGGGCCTTGGCACGAAGCTTGACCAGATTGACAATCGTATCACTGCGCAGGACATCGCCTTGCGCCTTGGCGTCGATGTGGACGCATCGCGCGAGTGGATGCGCCAGCAACGCTTTCCCTGTGAACTCATCGGGAAGTGGCTGGTCACCGATGAGGGGGCGGTCACCGAGTGGCTTGAAGCGGGCAACATCTTGCGTGCCGATCGGGCGGCACTCGACTACCGCGACCGCATCATGTACGACCGCGCAATTGCGGAGCACTACACCACGGCGTACCTGCGCTCACTCGATGTGCCCGCATTGTCGGCCATGAATCTTTACGTGCGCAACGAGGAGGGGCGGCGCCTTCTTCCGCAAGCACTTCGCACCGGCGTGGCTCCCAGTGCGGAGACCACGTACTACCGCAAGCGCGACGTGTGGGCGTGGTGCTACTACGTGGGCCACGTCGTGCCCGAAACCATCGCCGACCCCGACCTCGCCGACGTGATGACCGCATGGCTCACGGAGTTTGTCACCACGCTGGAACTACGCAAGTACATTGCGAAACGAGAGCAAAACCATTGGGGGACAAACAAGGGATTCCCCCAGTCCGTCATTCGCAGTCGCGTATACAACCGCGCCGAGGTTGTGACATGGCTTCGTGCGCATGGTAAGCACGACATCGCCCACCGATTGACCCGTGGCGCTATCCTGTGCTACGATGACCTCATCAGAGATAGGCGCAGTCGGAGCAAGGGGGCGCAATGAGACGCGCAGCCAAAGTCGATTTAAATCACCGTGTCGTCGTGGAGGCATTGCGCTCTGTCGGCGCCAGCGTCATCGACCTCGCCGCCGTGGGGCATGGCGTGCCCGATCTGCTCGTTGGGTACCGTGGCGACATGTGGCTGATTGAAGTCAAAGGCCCGAAGACCAGACTGAGCGAATCACAGCGCATCTTGCACGGCGCATGGCGCGGGAAGCCCATCGCTGTCATCCGCACCATCGACGAAGCCTTGACACTGATTGGAGCGACGCCGTGACCCTGCGCTGGCGTCGTGTGATTGGGCGGTATCCGATTGCCCTGTACATGCTGGCCAATGGCCGCTACGTGCTACTACGGGAAATGCCCGACCGTGACGACGAGGTGATTGCGCACGGCCGGGCACTGGACAACATGACCCCGAGTGACGTGCTCCGCTGGGTAGCGGATGAGCTGAGGGAGATAGCAAATGAGCTGGAGGCCACGAGTGAGCTGGACATATGAGGTAGTCGGCGGTGCCCTGCTGGCATGCGGTGCGGTCATCGTGGCCGTTGCCGTGATGACCATCGGCGCCATCGTCGGACGATATTGGAGCAACGATGATGATTGAAATCTTCCTTGCTCTGCTCTGCATGGGCGGCGTGTGTCACACGGAGTACGCCACGCTGTCGCACGAGGCGGCGGCAGTGGCAAGCTGTGAGAGCGGCGACACGGTGACACTGGGAAGCCTCGATTGGAGCGCCGTCAATGTCAACGTGGATGGCACGGTCGACTACGGCGCTTTCCAAATCAACGATTATTGGATATGGTCAAGCGATGACCGCTGGATGATGCGACCGATTGCACAGCGCCTCGGCATGACGAGCGACGCCGTGCTGAGCTTGTGGCCACGCCCAAGCGATGCGCCGCCAGCGGTGCAGATCGCGGCCTTCGAGGTGATATGGGGCAACGGCAACGGGTGGCAGCATTGGGCGGCGTCACGGCCATGCTGGGAGAAGTGGATAGACGTGGAGGAGCTGCGATGATTCTCAATGACCGACAAATCACCGACCTCGCCGAGCGTGGCATGATTCAGCCCTTCGCTCCGATGGCCAAGCGGGGCGGCGTCATCAGCTACGGCGTGACGTCGTTCGGCTATGACATGCGCGTCGCCGATGAGTGGACGCGCTACGTGGGCGAATACTCAACGCTGGACCCCAAGCACATCACTGCGCCGCGCACCGTGTCGCATCGTGCCGACGCCATCACGCTTGATCCGGGCGACTTTGTGCTGTGTCGAAGCGTGGAGCGCTTCATCATTCCCGATGATGTGATGGTCGTGGTCGTGGGCAAGTCGACGTATGCACGCTGTGGCATCATCGTGAATGTGACCCCGCTCGAGCCCGGGTGGTGTGGCCACGTCACGATTGAGCTGAGCAATACCAACACCGTGCCCGTCATCGTGTACGCCAATGAAGGCATTGCCCAGTGCATCTTTCACCGTGGTGAGCGCCCTGCCATCACGTATGCAGAGAAGGGCGGCAAGTACCAGCACCAGACCGGTGTTGTTCTGCCGAAGGTGGACTGAGATGCAAACACCATTCAAGACCGAGGGAATGACCACAGAAGAACTCATCGCTCACCACGGCGACACCATCGCCGATGTCACCTACGAGCTTGCATTATTTCAGCCGCCATCACTTACCGTGACAGTACTCTACAACAACCTTGCTTGGAAGGGTGAGTATTACAGCACTGACACCAAGTGGTACCTGGCTGCCATCAGCGCAAACGCTGGGGAATCATGCACCCCTAAGCCCGAGCACGTGCGCCACATCCTCGACCAAGTTCGCAAGGCAATGCCATGAGCGTGACCTACATCTCCGACAGCGTGCCAGATGGGATGACGATGGAGGAGCATGTCGCCTACATGGCGCGCATCTCCAATCCCGGCAATCAGCATCACCACGACACCGCGCCGCGCCTTGTCAAGTACTTGGCAACGCACCAGCACTGGTCGCCGTTCGAAATGGTGTCGATTACGATGCAGATCGATACCACGCGGGACATTGCACGGCAAATCCTGAGGCATCGAAGTTTCAGCTTCCAGGAGTTTAGCCAGCGCTATGCCATCGCCGACCTTGGCACGGTGCTCCGCGAGGCTCGACTGCAGGACACAGCGAATCGACAAAGCTCGATTGAAGTGGACGACCCCGCCTTGCACGATGCGTGGGCACTACAGCAAGAGCGGGTCGCCGAGCAAGCAGAGCAGGCCTACGAGTGGGCACTGAGCAAAGGCATCGCCAAGGAAGTAGCCCGTGCCGTGCTTCCCGAAGGGCTGACGATGTCTCGCATGTACATGGCGGGGACACTGCGGAGCTGGATACACTACTGTACACTCCGCATGGGCAATGGCACGCAGAAGGAACACCGCGCCATCGCCGAGCAAGCATGGCAGCACATTGTAGAGCGGATGCCGAGCGTGGAGGGGCTGGGATGAGATACACACTACACCACGGCGACAACCGTGAGGTACTGCGCACGATGCCCGACAACAGCGTCGACAGCATCGTCACCGATCCGCCGTATGAGCTCGGCTTCATGGGGAAGAAGTGGGATAGCACGGGCATTGCCTACGACGAAACATTGTGGGCGGAGTGCCTGCGAGTGCTGAAGCCTGGCGGACACCTCATCGCCTTTGGTGGCACTCGGACATATCACAGAATGACCGTGGCCATCGAAGATGCAGGCTTCGAGATACGGGACTGTATCCAATGGATATACGGGAGCGGGTTCCCGAAAAGCCTTGATGTCAGCAAGGCGATTGATAAGCAGGCAGGGGCGGAGCGGGAGGTGGTGGGCACTAGCGCCAACGGCATAGCAGGCGGAACCGGTAAACATGCAGGCGAATCGGAAAAATATGGATTTGCTAAAGAATACAACATCACCGCCCCCGCCACGCCCGAAGCCCAGCAGTGGCACGGCTTTGGCACTGCGCTCAAGCCCGCAAACGAGCCCGCCGTGCTTGCACGAAAGCCACTGAGTGGCACGGTGGCGGACAATGTGCTGACGTGGGGTGTCGGTGCGCTGAACATTGACGGGTGCAGGGTGCCATCAGATGATGGATTCGAGAAAGCATGGGATAAGCCAGTAAGAACAAATATTGCCAATGGTGGCGGTGCATTTGGCACTGGCGAATCTTCTAAGCGTGGGACAAAAGCAATAGACATCAGTGCAAACAAGCCCGTTGGAGGTCGCTGGCCCGCCAACGTCATCCTCGATGAGGAGGCGGCGCAGATGCTGGATGCGCAGAGTGGAGTTAGCAAGTCAACTGTAAGACCGCCAACAGGTAAGGGTATATTAGACACCACCACAGGGTGGAATCAAAACAGCATGATTGATAAAACCTTGCGTGGACACAGCGACTCCGGCGGCGCCTCACGCTTTTTTTATATTGCAAAAGCATCGAAAGCGGAGCGGGAGGCGGGGCTGGACGGGATGGAGATCAAAGGAATTCGACCACTCGGTATTAGTAATTGGGAAAACCAAACCAATGGCTCTGGCCATGTCATGGGGCCAAGTGCGCCACGAGCCAACCATCATCCCACCGTCAAGCCTATCACGCTCATGCGCTATCTCGTCCGCCTCGTCACGCCACCAAACGGTGTGGTACTTGACCCGTTCATGGGCTCGGGCTCTACGGGGTGCGCCGCCATGCTCGAGGCGATGCGATTCATCGGCATTGAGCTGAGTGCCGAGTACCTTGAGATTGCACGGCGGCGCATTGAGTTCCATGAGTACACCGTGCGTGCAAAGAACCCGATGGGCTTGTGATTTGACGCACTCCGTACAATTAAAGTAGGAGGCATCATGACCAAGTTTCGCCATGATTTCCAGCACTGGCCGAGCGTCGCCGCATTCCGTGCGCACCTCGCCCCGCATCATCCAAGCATCGCATGGTGGGCACTCGGCGTCACGTTGCATCACACGTGGAAACCGCGCCGTCAGGATTGGCGTGGGCTCCGCACCATGCAGGGCATCAAGAAGTACTACGAGGGGCTGGGTTGGGACAGCGGGCCGCATCTGTTCATTGCGTACGGCTCCCCCGATCCGGCCGACGATGGCATCTGGCAGATGACGGCGCTGAACGAAATGGGCATCCATGCGGGCTACCCTGCCAATCGCCAGCACTGGGGCATCGAAGTGGTCGGCAACTACGACGCCGAGCCGTGGAGCATGCCACTGCACGACTTAGTGGAGGGCGCAACGCTGGCACTGCTGGATTGGCGTGGCCTTGCGGTCGGTGCCAAGACACTGCGAGGACATCGTGAGTGGGGAAGCCCGAAGACGTGCCCGGGCAAGGCGATTGATATGAACATCATTCGACGGGATTTCGCACAAGCACAGGTGAAAGAGCAATGACGGAAAGCGTTGAGGTCAAGCTTGCGAGGCTTGAGGAAAAGATTGACCAAGTGCTGCGCCGCTTGGAAAACGGCGACCGGCAATTTCGGGAGATGGACGGACGAGTTGCGCACCTCGAGCAACAGATTAACCGACTGTGGGGCGGCATCGCGCTTGCCACGGTCGTAATCCCGCTGATTATTCGCTACATGATGGGAGGCTAACATGGCCAAAGAGTGGTACAAATCGAAGACCCTGTGGGTCAATATCCTGACGTTGCTGGCACTTATCCTCGGATCGATTGCACAGTGGCCAGAACTGCAAAGCCTTGCCCCGCAACTGCTCGGTGCACTCAGCGTGGTTAACATCTTGCTCCGCTTCCTCACCGACAGCAAGCTGGTGTAGCATGGCTACGCGGAAGCCAAGTGCGCGCCGTGAGGTATCGCTTATTCGTGTGCCGGAGGTGCTTGACGCCATTGAGGAGCTGGGCATTGTTCAGCATGCATGCGCCGCCGTCGGCTTCGACCGCCGCACGCTGTACCGCATGATGGAAAGCGACGCCAGCGTGGCCGAGGCGGTGCGCCTCGCCGTGGAGCGGGGCAGGGAGAAGCGCAGGGACTTCCTCGAGAGCTTGGCATACAAGATGGCGCCGGAGAATCCCGTCATGGTGATGTTCCTGCTGAAGCGTGAAGACCCGTCATACCGAGAGAGCTACAATGTCCACAATACCGCCGTTCCAACCGACTACGTCATTGACCTCGCCCTCCCCGTTGACGGTGAAGCACACGACGCAGACCCCGCCACAGCGGAGGTTTTGGAGTGATGCACACCGTTTTCGACTTTTCGTTGGTGGTCGTGGCAGTGGCAAGACACGAGCCGGTGCGGTGGAAGTGCTCCGTCAGCCGCCGGGCACGACGTCGCTCATCATCGCCCCTACCTATCCTATGCTCCGCTTAGGCGCCATGGAAACGATTCTCGCCCTCGTGGCACAGATGGGCGTGGCAGTATCGTGGAACAAAAGCGACATGGAGCTCAAGCTCCTCGGCGACCGGCGCATCATCTTCCGCAGTGCCGACAACCCTGACCGGCTTCGTGGCGCCAACGTCGGATTCCTGTGGCTCGACGAGGCGGCGCTCATGGACGAGGAGATTTGGCCAATCGCCATCGCCACGCTTCGGCACCGTCCCGGCCGTGCGATTGCGACGACCACACCACGGGGCAAGAACTGGTTATACACACTGTGGACAGACGGTGGAGAGGACTACAGCATCACGGAGAGCGCAACGACGGAAAACACATTCCTGCCATCGCATTTCGTGGCCACGCTCAGACAGAGCATGACCTCGGAGATGTATGCGCAGGAAGTGCAGGGGCATTTCATCGATCCGCTTGGCTCCCTGTTCCAGCGCCAGTGGTTCAGCGTAGTGCCCACCGCTCCGCAGGGTCTTGCATGGTCACGGTACTGGGACTTGGCCGCCTCCACCAAGCAAAGCGCCGACTACAGCGCCTCCGTGCGATGCGCCATGCATGACGGTGTCCTGTACATCGCTGATGGTATCAAGATGAAAGCCGAGTGGCCAGACGTGCGCAAGGTCATCGTTGCCACCGCTCTTGCCGAGCAAGGCACGGTGCTTGGCATCGAAGAAGCCTTGCACGGCTTGGCGGCAGTGCAGGAACTGCGCCGCATGCCGGAGCTGACGGCGACCACGTTGCGAGGCATCAAGGTTGACAAGGACAAGACCAGCCGAGCGATGCCGTGGGCGGCACGTGCCGAAGCGGGAGCGGTGCGCATCGTGGCAGGGAGCTGGGTAAAGGATTTTATTGACGAAGTGGTGGCATTCCCGAGCGCACCACACGACGACTATGTAGACGCCGCAAGCGGAGCCGTCGCCATGGCTGCGCGGCCAAAGATTCGATGGGAGATACTATGACGCTGAACTCGTTGCCCGCATGGTTCGAGCAACTCCGCCGCGGCGGTCGCATCGTCACCACTGCGGACGCCTACAGTGTGTCCCCACTGCTGTACCGCGCCACCAACTTACGCGCTGATGCGCTCAGCTCCATTCCGTACCGACTGACCTACAACGATGTCGAACAGGATTGGCCATTCGTGCAAAGCTTTCCTCAGCTCCTCAAGGACATTGAGCGATCGCTTTGTCTGACGGGCGGTGCCTACCTCTACAAAATCTACAAGGGAAGACGCCTTATGGGCTTTGTCCCGCTCAATCCGACCACGATGAACGTGACGCTGATGACGGACAAAGCAACGCTCGAAAACCCGCTTTTGGGCGCATCGTTCGTGCAGAGCATCAACGGCAAATCGTATGGGCCGTGGACGGTGAACGAGGTCGTCTATTTTCGTGAACCCAGCTACCTCGACGATATCGGGCCGGGCATCGCTCCGGCACACGTGGCACTCAGCAACGCCAAGCTGGAGCATTACCTCAGCCGCTTTGCCTCGGCATTTTTCGAGGGCGGCGCACAGCCGGTTACCATCATGAACCTCCCCGAGCACATGGACGAAGCGGAGTTCCAACGCTTCCGCACAGAAATGCGCTCGACCATCGGCGGTGGGATTATCAACGCATTTAAGATGATTTTCATGCGAGCTCCGGACATTAAGATTGAGCAATTAACCCCGCCGATCAACTCCATGCAGATGCCCGAGCTGTATGAGCGTGTCATTACCAGTGTGGGCATGGCATACGGCGTACCTCGCACCATGCTCGAAGCATCGGCAGCCAACTACGCAACGGCAGAGTCTGACCGGCAAAGCTTCTGGCGGGAAACCATCATTCCCCGCCTCAGCCTGTACGAAGCGGTGCTCAATGCACAGGTATTCGCCCCGCTCGGCTGGGAAATCAGCTTTACTCCGGAGATGCTCGACGTGATGCAGGTCGACGAGGCAAGCCGCGCCGGCTCACTGCTCCAGCTTGTCCAAGCGGGGGTGCCACTGCGTGGAGCGATGACGATTTTGGGGTATGACCAAATCGAAGAGGCGCTTGGCCCCGAGTCCACGCCGCTTGCACTGCCAGAACCGCCGCCACCAGAGCCGAGTCCACCTCCTGCCTTGCCAGTCCCTGCCATGGATATGCCAAGCGATGCGGCGGCGATGCGCTCCGCAGAGTGGGCGTTGCTTGCCAAGAAGTTAGAGCGACGCATTAAAGCAGGAAAAGACCCCGTATGCGCCTTTGAGAGCGACGTATTGAGCAAAGACGATGTCAAGTCCGTGATGATGCGCCTAAGCCCGCAAATGACCGTACACGAGGCGCACGACGTCGTGGACGAGGTCAAGGCACTAGACGACATGACGGAAGAGGAGCGCCGTATCTACGATGAGCTTATTGGCAAGTTCACTGAGCGTGGCGCAGCGTGGGTGCGCAAGATTCTGCGAGGTCAAGACGTAAATCCGACCCTGCGGGACATCGTCGCTCCCGTGCTCAATCGTGAGCTGTCCCGTGTGGCACAAGCGCAGATCGATACGGTGGGAAATCAAATCGGTGTCACTGCGACGGATGCCACGAACGACCGCGTGGTGGATTGGCTGGTCGACTACGTGCCAATGACTACCGACCAAATCGACGCTACCACCGCCGCACGCATCAAGAAAGTGATTGACGCATTTCGCCAGACTCCGGGCATGACAGCGCAGGACGTCGCCGAGATGTTGCGTCCCAGCGTTGACCCTGCCCGTGCGCTGATGATTGCCCGCACGGAGATTGTGCGCAGTCAGACGCAAGCCAACATCATCTACCGCGATTACCTCGCCGAGCGTGGTCTCAAGTATGAGCGCGTGTGGATTACGGAGCGAGATGAGTTAGTCAAGCAGTGCCCCATCTGCTTCCCGCTCAACAACAAAACAGAGGATGAGTGGGGCGGATATGAGCCGCCAGCACATCCGAATTGCCGATGCGCCACGGCGCTCCGATTGGTGAAGTGATGCTCGAAGTCGAAGTGATTGCCAACGTTGCCCTCGGCGCTTACCGCGAGGCCGTGCGTGAAATCACGCTGGCGTATGCGAAGAGCGTCGAAGGGGAAATACAGATACAGAAGCCGCCGCCGCCTGCGAAGGGTGCGCAGAAGTACAAAAGCGAAAAGCAACGCCGCTTCGTGATGGCGATGATATCGCAGGGCAAGATTAAAGTGCCATATGTGCGCGGGCGTGGCAGTAGCTTGGCGGCATCGCAGAGCCTGAGTCAGTCATACCGCGTCAACCTTGACGGCGACAATGCGGTGATTACGAGCGACGCCACGTATTCGCGCTACGTGGTCGGCGACCAGCAAGCCGAGATACACAAGGGACGGTGGCTTACCGCCGCACAAGCCGCCAAAGCCGTGGCGGATCGGGGCGAACTTGACACGATTGTGCGCCGCACATTAGAAGGGATGAAAGTGTAATGCCCTACCACATCGAAGCAGAAGACGGTGCATTTTGCGTCTACAAAGACGGCGACGCCGAAGCCTTGCAGTGCTACGACAACGAAAGCGACGCCGAAGCCTATCTCACCGCGCTCAACATCGCCACCGCTGAGGAGACCAAAGCCGAGAGCGATACGCACACGCCGCCGGAAGCGGTGGCAGACAATGCCCGCATGGCGCTCGAAGTCAGAGCGGAGAAGCCGCCGAGTCAGCGCGGCATGACCCCGGTTGGCCTTGCTCGAGCACGGCAGTTAGCCAATCGTCAGCCCGTGAGTGTGGCCACGCTCCGGCGCATGGCGTCCTACTTTGCTCGGCATGAAGTCGACAAGGACGGGGCGACGTGGGAGGAGCAGGGCAAAGGGTGGCAAGCATGGATGGGCTGGGGTGGCGATGAGGGCTGGGCATGGGCTCGGCGCATCATCGAAGCGGAGGATACAAAAGCATTTGACGCCCCCCATATAATGGAAATAGGAGGACAAGCGATGGAAGACACAGTGAAATCACTGCCTACAGCGGTGAAGGCCATTGGCGAGTACACGGTCAAGGGCAAGGGCATCGTATATGGCGGATTCGACCTCACCGAAGACCGATTCACTGCTGATACCGACCTCGGCGGCTCACGGCCATTCGAGGGCATGCCCGTGTTTTACGACCACGCCATGGGCGGTATCAAGTCGCAAATTGGCATGGTCAAGGCGTGGGTTCCCACGGATGACGGCATCGATGTGGAGATTGAGCTCGATCGCCGCCACCAGTACGCCAGCGAAGTGATGAAACTT